TTGCCGCTTTGATATCGACGAGATGCAAGGCGAGATCATCAACCGTAGCGGCGGGCAATTGGTCATCGGCTGGCAGTCCATCCCGATCATCGAGATTCGCGTATGAAAACGATCTCGGCCGGCCTCGATACGCACCTGGCGGGAGAGGTCACAACGCTGGCGCGCTGTCTCAAGATTACGCAAGTGGGTGGCACGGTCGCGGCCTACACCGATCACGATCAAGCGTTGATCGTAAGCGGCACGACGTACAACCCGTTCTCGGTCGGCAACGCTACAGACGTTGTGACGGGTAACGCCTTCAACCCGGACACCCTCGACATCGGCGGCGACAACTCGTCCGCTGGAATCACAGCGGCGGATCTCCGTGCTGGCAAGTGGGATTTCGCCTCGTTCGTTCTATTCGCGGTCAACTATGCCGACCTGACGCAAGGAACGATGATCCTTCGCACGGGAACCATTGGCGAGGTGACGATGGAGCGCGGCGAGTTCAAGGCCGAGTTGCGCGGGCTAATTCAGTCTTACTCGCGCGGCATCGGGCAACTTACTTCGCCGTCGTGTCGCGCTGATTTTGGTGATGTCCGTTGCGGCGTGGACACTTCGGCCTATACCGTCACCGGAACAATTGACTCTGTCGGCGCGGACAATGTCACGTTGTATGACGCTGCCAGAACAGAAGCCGGACCTACTGGCGGAACGGCCATATCCAACGTCACGCGCGCGAACCCAGGGCGAATCACGCTCGCGACAGCGCTGCGTGTTCCCAACGGCACGCCGGTATCCATCACCGGCGTAACCGGAATGACAACGATCAACACGATTACCGTGCTGACGAATGGGGCAAGCGACTATCTGTCTTTCGATCTGTCGGTGGATACCAGGGCGTTCACGGCGTATGCCGGCGGCGGAACCGTCATCGAACTTGGCAGCGACTCGGGCTATTTCGACTTTGGGTTGATCACATTCACCAGCGGCCTGAATGATGATCTGTCGATGGAGATCAAGGCGTATGCCGTGGGGCAGATCACGTTGCACTTGCCGATGCCATACACCGTCGCGGCCGGGGATGCGTACACGCTGCGCGCGGGATGCGACAAGAGCCTAGCCACCTGCCGGGACCGCTACGATAACGTCGTCAACTTTCGCGGTGAACCCTATATTCCCGGTATAGACAAGATGCTCGCCGTGGGGCGCAAATGACCGGTCGCTCCGACGTCGTCACCGAGGCGCGCGAATGGCTCGGGACGCGCTGGCATCACCAAGCAAGCGTCAAGGGTGTCGGCACCGATTGTGTTGGCCTGGTGGGCGGCGTAGCGCTCGCACTCGGGATTCCCGGCAGTGACGAATGGCGCACGAACGCGGCGCTGCACAATTACGGTCGACAGCCTAGCGCCGAGCTGCTCGAGGCCGCCGCCGAGAGACTCCTGAATCCCATCGCGTTCGCCGATGCGGTGGCCGGCGACATCGTGCTATTTCGCTTTAACGGCGATCCAACGCACTTCGCAATCCTGACGCGTACCGATCCTGCCGTGATGATCCACGCCTATGCTCAAGCGCGGCGCGTGGTCGAAAATCGACTCGACGATCTGTGGCGCTCGCGCGTCGTGCGCGCCTACAGTTATCCGGGGATCGAATAATGGCCTCGGTTGCTCTCGGTGTCGCTGGTGCGTTCATCGGTTCATTCTTCGGGCCGATTGGCACGTCAATAGGCTGGATGATCGGGTCCGGACTTGGCTCCTATCTGACGGCAGAGGATACCTTCGGGCCGCGCCTTACGGATCTGAAGATCCAGACCAGCGCGGCCGGGATGATGATTCCGATACTGTTCGGCACGATTCGAACGTCCGGCAATCTGATCTGGTCGACCGACCTCATCGAGCACGCGGAGGAGAGTAGCGGAAAGGGAGGACCGACCAATACTACGTACTCTTACTCCTGCTCTTTCGCCATCCTGCTATGCGAGGGTCCGATTGTTTCGGTCACGCGAGTATGGGCCGACGGGCGCCTAGTCTATGACACAACGCCGGGGTCCGATGTGGGCATTAGCGTTGCGTTCACGTTGTATCTCGGCGATGAAACGCAGCTACCCGATCCGACGATGGAAGCGGAGTTAGGCGTCGGCGAAGTGCCGGCGCATCGCGGCACGGCGTATGTCGTCTTTGCCGATCTGCCGTTGGAGGACTTCGGGAATCGGTTGCCGAACTTCACGTTTGAGGTGGCGACGCTCGGCCATACGACGGGATCGATTCGGCGGCTTGAACAGAATTACGCGGATGGATACACCTTCACCTGGGGGTATACCCCGAATTACAAATACCCCGCGATTACCTACTGGCCGCTATCCATGGACGGCGGCAACATCCGTATCAAGCAAGTCGCGTACGAGCGCGAGGGCGTACTCGCTGCGTACAAAGAGTTTGACCGCGCGACGCTGACGCTGACGACAACAGGTACGCAGACAGACCAGTTTCCCGATCAGCTTACCGTGTGGAATGACGTGGCGTGTTACCCGCGCCATGTGTGGAATTTCCATCCAATCGGGATGTATACCTACGCCGACGGTGTCAGCGTTCCGCTGTGGGTCTATCCCGATTTCCCGGTGGGCGTTTCTGGCACTGGGCCGGCCATCTACAACTCGACCATCATTCTCTCGGACTGTACGGGGCCGCCGGTATCCGCCGGCAATATCTGTTACACCGCGGGCATCCCGGTCGGGGAATACGTTGGCGCCACGTCGCTCTCTGCCGATGGAACCAGACTGTTTGTGTTTACCGCGCCGTCTACCGTAACCGGCGGCGCAACGATGATCGATAAGTGGTACGAGATATGTAACGGGATCGTCACGCGACAGGGCGACGTTGATCCGAAACTGTCCATCTACCATATCGGCTTCGGATCGTCCTCAACATTTCACTACGAATCTAGCTCATTCGAGAATAACGGGCGCTATTGCTGGGTGTACTGCGGCTCCGAGGGCGCCGGACTGCTGGGCAATTCGGCGGGCGCCATACGCCTGTACGAGATCGACTCGACCGGCACGTTTACCCGGATTCTGTTTCCCGGCACCTACGACTTTTCCACCGAAACCACCGGCGGGACGCGCGCACTCGCCGACGGCGTTACCGGCGAAAACGTCTTTCTACATGGCAGCACTCGCGTCCTGGCCGAGGGCTATGCCGGCGTCGTGGCCGGTGACAACATGGCCGTATTCTGCCGCTTCCCCGAGGGCGAGGGCGAGGAGGTCGCGCTATCCGAGATCGTCTCTGATCTGTCGGTGCGCGCTGGCCTGACGACGGGACAGATTGACGTAACGGAACTGGTGGACCCGGTGCGCGGGTACGCCATATCGTCCCAGGGCAGCGTTCGGGCAGCGGTTGAGCCACTGCAAGCGGCGTATGCATTCGATCCCGTCGAGTCGGACTTGCTGGTGAAGTTTCCCAAGCGGCACAAGTCGGCAGTCGTCACCATCGCCGATGATGACTTGGCGGCATCCGAGGATGGTAGCTCTCCCGCGCTGCTGGCAACGGTGCGGCAGCAGGAGGTTGAGCTTCCCAAATCTGTGAACGTGGTTTATCTCAATGCCGATCAAGACTATCAAAACGGGACGCAACTGTCGCGGCGGGAGTTGACGAGCAGTGAGATGGCGGAAACGGTGAATCTTCCCATCGCCTTGACCGACAGTCGCGCCAAGGCGATTTCGGATCGGCTGCTGTTCGCCGCCTGGGCCGAGCGTGAGCGGCACAAATTCAGTACGTCGCGCAAATACGCAAAGTACGAGCCGGGCGATGTTGTATCCGCCAATTCGCGCACCATACGCATCACCAATAAGACGGAGACCGCAGCAGGCGTCGTGCAGTGGGAGGGCGTGGACGTTCCGACGCCGATGGTGCATGTGCAAGGGGCCGTTGCGCCGCCGGGATTAGGCTTTATTCCGCCGACGCTGCCGGCAGCGCAGGGAACCACGCTTACCCTGCTCGACATTCCGCTGCTGTCGGACACCGATCCGATGTACGGGCACTATCTCGCGATGGCGTCGGATACCTCTGATGCGTGGCGCGGTGCGACGGTGTACAAATCCACGGATGCTGGCGTCACTTATTCCGCGATTTACTCGGGCACCGTTGCGGACACCGTTGGCGCGGCGACATCCATTCTCGGCACGTTTGCCGGCGGCAATATCTTCGATGAATCGTCGTCCGTAACAGTAGCATTGGATGTCGGCGCGGGGACGCTTTCCAGCGCTACCGAGATTGCTGTTCTGAACGGTGCCAATGCGGCGCTGTTGGGCGATGAGATTCTGCAATACAAGACCGCCACGTTGACCGGGACGCGCACCTACGTTCTCACCGGCCTGCTGCGCGGCCGCAGAGGAACCGAATGGGCCATGTCCGGTCACGCTTCGGGTGACGCATTCGTCAAACTTCCTACAGCCAACTCCATCAATGCGCCTTTTGCCGAACTATCGCAGGAGCGATTGTACAAGTGCATTACCGTCGGAAACGAACTTCAGAGTTCGGCCGCGCAGGCGTTTACGAATCATGGTGTCGCAGCGCTACCATACGCTCCGGTGCATCTCGGTGGCGGGCGAGACGGAAGCCAAAATCTGACGATCATATGGACGCGTAGAACGCGAACCGGCGGGGCATGGTCGGACAATGCCGACGTTCCGCTCGGCGAAGTGGCTGAGTTCTATTCGGTGAGGATCTACACGTCGAGCAGTTGGGCCACAATCAAGTCCGAATGGGTGTCCGGCGTAGCGACGTATGACTACACCGCTGCACAGCAAGTTACCGATTTCGGGTCAACGCAATCGACTGTGTATTTTGATGTTCGTCAACTTGGGTCATACGGCTACGGAACGGCGCAGAGGGGATCGGTATGAGCAATAGCACGACGCTGTTGGATGTTATCAGTGCCAGCCAAGCGCAGAAGGAAGTCACGGCGAACGCCCTACTGGATGCCGCATCGCCCGCCATGTTGTACGGGCGCCGCGCCTCGACGACGACGGGGTTGACCTGGGGCTACTACGGTGGATACCTGAGCGTGAGCGGAACGCCGACGGCGATAGCCAACGGCACGATTGCGCTCACGGCGTCGAACACCAATTACATTGAGGCGCACGCGACGACGGGCGTTGTCGCCAAGACGACGACCTCGTTTA